TGAAAGGTTCGGAAATCGTTACCTGCCAATTTGCGGAGACGCAAATGAGCTGGCCCGATATTCCCTACTCAGATCAGTCTTCAAAAAGACTGAACAAGAAGTTGACAGAACCGCTGAATCGTTGACGCTTCTCCGATTCCTCGAAGCTAACAATGCTTGTAAGGAATGGGAGGTTCCGCTCATAGAATGCCCCGGCATTGGCTATTCAATTAGCTACGCCAGAGCATTGCTCCGGGAATGGCTCGAGCCACACTGTGGCACCGAACTAATCCTCTGCATGAGTGGAATTGAGCGCTTTGCCAGGTTTGGATCTGGCCAGTCGAGCGGCATGATTAAAGGTTATCCAACCCAGTTTTACTTTAAGGTTGGTGACCAGCCGCTAACTGCTTCTAGCGATTTTTTACTCTCCTGGTACAAGCTGTCTGTCCGAAACAATCCGACCTGCGAAGCGGCCGAAATGGCCCGTGAAGCTAGGCATGGACAGGCTGATGGGGTTGTAGGTAGTAAGCTTGGATTTGTACCCAAGTCCTACGCGTCAAGACGCATCACTACTACCGAGCCTTCTGTTAACACATACTTCCAGCTTGGTGCTGGTGTGCTAATAGAATCGGTCCTAAGGGACCGTCTAGGTATTGACTTCTCGCTTCAGCCTGAGCGTAACCAACGCCTCGCTCGCGAGGGCAGTATCTCAGGAGCATTTGCAACTATGGACCTGACACAATGTAGTGACTACATTAGTCAAGGCCTTGTTGCTTACATGTTTCCCAAATCAGCGAAACAGTGGTTTGATACACTGCGAACGCGACGGGTAGACATACCCGGATTGGGTGAGCATGAGCTCTATATGACAGGTACAATGGGAAATGGTTTTACCTTCCCAATGCAGACGATTCTCCTCGTAGCTCTTGTGTTAGGCGTCTACAAGACTCTTGACATAGCCGCTATTCCCCCGAGTCCATCTACTGATGGAAATTATGGGGTGTTCGGTGATGACATTATCTGTCTCACTGAAGCGTTTCCCCTTCTCACCAAGGTTATAAATAGTCTTGGCTTGAAGGTGAATTTAGAGAAGAGTTTTGCATGTGGTCCGTTTCGCGAGTCTTGCGGTGCCGACTACTTCTGTGGCACCGACGTACGGGGTGTATATATACACTCATATCGTACGAGACAAGACTTTCTCTCCATATTTAACCGGCTTGCCATATGGTCTACAAAACATCGTATACCATTGC